CATCTTGTAAATAGGCTCATTAGTTGCTGAATCTTTAGGGCTTAGTTTGTCTGCTTTGCCAATTAAATCTCGCCTAAGTTTGTCATATGCCGAACTAATATTAGTTGGTTTGCCAAACTCACCTTTAGCATCATTGCCCAAATCATACAAAGCCTGTTTAACTTTATCTAGCGCATCAAAAGGGATGTCATCGCCTACTTTAATTTTGGATAAATCAATTGGTGTTTCGCGATTGAGCTGCACAAGTTCCTCATATTTAGCATGAGATTTTTTTGATGCTTGCAATAATTTGTACAACTCAGGATCAACTTTTACTGACAGACCTCTAATTTGTTGATATAAAGGATCTGCGGCAGTTTTTCTTTGTTCAACCAAAGCATCTAAAGTTGTTTGGTAACCAGCGCCACCAGTTTTTAAAGACTCATCTGCCGCCGTCATGATTCTTTGTGGGCGTGTGGCTTGCCTACTGCGAATGAGCTGCTCGACATAGGTCTTGGCCTGCCCTGGCAGGGTTGCCAACGTGTCCAGCAAAACTTTGGTTGGCTGTCCAGCCGCATCAAATAAAGTAGCTTCAGGCCCAAGATTGGCTAATTTAGCTTCAATTTGAGTTAGTGCGTTACCAGCACCGCCAGGCTCAAACAATGAGCCTTTGCCACTTTTTGACAATATTTCTGCAAGTTTGAGCTTTGCCGCTTCAACCGCAGAACTTTCGCTAACTCTTTGCATGACGTTGCTACCCAAAGCGCTCATTGCTCTAGCGCCGCCTTGGAATACTGGCCCAAGAATACCGCCCATCATCATGTTTTTTTGTAATGTGCCGCCATAGTCTTGTTGTTCGGATGGCTCAGTAACAGGATTCATCAAACTTGTTCCTGCACCCATAAAGCTACCTGTTGCCAATAATCTTGGCACAGTAGCAACAAGAGATTGAGGCATGGCTAATGTCAATGCCACATTAGGAGGGCTAAAAATGTTTCCAACTAAACGATTAGTGTCAAACCCTTTGTCTTTGCGACCTGCTTGATATTTAGCCTCACGCTCAGCAATAGCCTGATCCACCATTGGTTTTTTATCGCCCATGGCAGAACTTGTTACTTGGGCTATGCCATACATGGGGTCGGAAAACCCCATTTGTATACCAGGCCAAGGGCTTTCTCCTTCAGGCGGTAAAAGCGCTTTTAAATCAGGAATTTTGCGAGCCTTGCCTACCGTTGGTTGCGCCTGTTCTGTAGAAAATAACTTTTGCGCTTGAGCAATTACATCAGCATCAGACGCACCAGCAGGGCCGCTAATCTCTCGAATGTTGCCTTGAGGGTCTTTGACTTTATATATTTGATCAGCCATTATTTAACCACCTTCCATCCTGACTCTGCCTCATCTTGTTTGAAATATTGTGGCGCAATAAAATCTAATTTACCATGTCTAGATTCGTATGCTTGCGTGATGTTTTTAATGCTTGAGTCAAGCTGTGATTGCAAATTTTTCAATGCAATTCTGTATGCTTTAGGTGTTTGCGCTGAATCTAAAGCCGCTATTTGTTGTTCCAAAATAGGCCATTCTTTTTCACTTACGCCACCAACTGCGCCGCCAGTTTTGGATGCGTCTCTCATTGCCTGTAAAGCCGCAGTAGCTGATTGTTTTACCAATGTGCCTTGCAAAGCTCTTGCATTAATAGCGTTATCGCTCATATCTGCAAAAGAATATTGATTAAATCTTCCAATAATACTATCCAAACCTTTATGCCCACTTAGTTCTTCTGCCACATTCTTCATGCGGGTCAAATTAGTTAAAGCCGTTTCTGCGGAAAGTTTTTCTTGAGGTTTACTCTTAGCACTTTCAGCGGCACTTTCCATTTGTTTTTTGGCATTTTCAATTATCCATTGCTGTTGAGCTTTACCGCTTAATCCCTTAGGAGGTTGATTTGCCGCTTGATCACTTGGCGCGGGTGGTGCGGGTAGTGCGGCTGGCGCGGCAGGAGGAATTTGATTTACTTTATCTAAAGACACATAAGGTTTTTTTACTGGCGTAACCACAGCTTGCGGGGCTGGCGCAATTACAGGAGCAACGGCAGGGGCAGAAGCAGAAGCAGGACTAGTTAATGCCCCAACTAAATTAGGCATTTGAGCATTACCTAATACACCTACAGCTCCTTGGACTTTCATGCCAGTATCAAATCCTATTTTTGCCATTTCTTGATCTAACTGAGCATCTTTTTGTCGAGCTTGTTGAATTTGCTCTGCGCTTAAATTTTTAAATTTGTATTGATCAAAAAGAATTCTTGCTTTATCAGCCACCGACATTGAAGTCCATTGATTTGGCGTATATGCGCCTTTTGTGTCAATTACTTTTCGATTGCCTCTTTTATCATAGGCAACTGTTATGGGTTTTCCTTGAGCGTCTAATTCAGTAACAGGTTGAAAAAATTCGTCTTTAGGTTTACCAGCCGATACAACCTCATAGTTTCCATTTACAAATCTGTAAATCTCTTCTTCAGGATTGCGGCTTTTAAGTTTTTTAGATTCCAAATCCGCCGCTTGTTCTAATGTTTTTTGTTGCATTAAAGCCTGCGCTAATGCTAACTTTCCAGCAGTTCCACCCGATAAAATACCTTTGGCGTTATTGCCCATTAATAAATCAGTAGATAGTATGGGTCTTGGTAGCACGGCTGGAACTCGTGGAGTGACTTTTTCCTCAAATGACTCTAGAGGCAATTTAGCTATTACTTCAAGTTGACTTCTATCAATTTTCTTTTCAAATGGACTAATAGCCGCATTTGGGTCGCGCATTAAAGTTTGCCTCAATGCAAGTTCTTGCAAGTTTTGATTGGCAGCAATAGGCGTTCTAATTGTTTCGGTTTTTTCGGGAATTTCAGAAGATCCCTCTGTGTTTTTCCCAATATTTTGCAGGATGTAACCAACGTCAGATAAATAATCTGATTGTTGTTTTTGTTGCTCTATGTCGGCTTTTTCTAAACTTTTACCCGCAATGTAGCCTTGCAATAATTTGGCAAGACCTTGGTATGGGCTAACCTTTGCGCCTGCCACGTTTGGCATATCAATGGGCAAAATAGCCTGTTGTTGCATAGCCTCTGCCATTCTGCGGCGGCGGTCTAATGCCGATTGCTCGGCGGTTAAGGGGCTTAAATTAATATCAGGCATTCAAGTCTCCTATTTTTTAGCTGCAAATGTTCCAGGCGGCGCACCCAAAGCCGCACCACCCAAGGAATACATACCAGCCGTTTGTGCATTAGCTTGCGAAACCTCTTGGTTATATTTGTTGGCATCAAATTGACCTTGCGCTTGTGTGCCTGCAAATAATGGCGCAGGTTGCACCGTAGCGCCCGAATACGCCCCAAACTGTGGGTTTTGAATTTGTGAGCCTGACATGAGCGCCGTAATCTCGTTCAATGGCAATTGACGCAATTGAATTGCCTCTGCCAACGCTTGCTGTTGAGCTGTATTGCCAAACTTACCCGCCTCGAGCTGCTGACCAAACCCTTGTTGATTTGCGCCAATATCAAGGTTAAGACCCTGTAAAACCGCCTGCGTTCTTGCATCTGTCTCTTGCTCACCAAGCGATCTGATGGCGTTGTCGTAAGCCTCTGAGCCTGGTCGTAGACCCTGATTAATCAAGTTGGTCTCGGTGGTTGTTCTCTGTCTTGCCAATGATGGGTTGAGGCGAGACATGATTGCCTCTTGCCCTGTTATGCCTGCATTAACTGGCATCTTGGCTATTCCGCTTAAATCAAGCGAGGTTTGCACATCAGGCCCACCAAAACTAAAGGGCTTATCCAATACGCCCGAGGCTGTTTGCGCCCCCTTAGACCCAAGGTTAGCTAATGATAATTCAACCCCTTGTTGAGCCTCTAGTGTCTTTTGTGCAGTAGGTGTAAGGGTTTGGCGAATGGTAGGGATGTCGCCCTCATAGCTTATCAATTGTGTGCCGTAAGGCGTATACGTATTAGGGTTAGAAAGTCTTGCCGTAGCTCTTGCGGCTTCTAAGTTAGCCGCGCCTTGTTCAACGGCTGCGCCCCTGTAATCAGGCGTTGCTGGTGCGGCTGGTGTCTTTTTTCCCATATCGTTCCCCCAAATATTTGCAATTCTCTTTTGCCAATGTGTAGATAATTAAATCCCCATCAGCCATACCGTCCTTGATGCGAGCCTCTTCTGTGAAACCCATTTTTTCAACTAAGACAATACTTTTTGAATTTGTTGCATCTACTGGAACAATGATCTTTTTGACATCGCAAACCACAAAAGGATAATCAAAAATCACCGCTAAGTAGCGCGGTGTCAACCGACCAAAAATGGCAATATGGCAAGTAATTGACCGCCTATTCCAATTTTCGTAAATGACACCAGCAACAAACTCGCCGTTTTTTTTCAATCCGATGGATCGACTTCTTGCCTCGTAATAACCACCTTCCAGCTTTTCGGCAGTCCAATGACCAGCCGAATGATCGGAAGTTATCTCAAAGCACACCGCCACCCTCGAATACTAGATCGGTTGCGACCCATTGCAATTGTATGCCTTGCGTTGCTGTTTTTAACAACGGCGCAAAGCTATAACCAATATTTGTTGCACCCTGCCAATCAGCACTCGGCACAAGTCCTGACCCCCAAATGGCAGAATCCCATAACCCTGTGTCCCATAAGCCGTAAATGCTTGTGGAAAAGTTAAGCTGTGCCGCTTCATCTGCAAGGTTGTAATCCACGTTTACATTGCCAAAAACGCTTGGTGATCCATCACTTTGCAAATGGTATCGGATCATTTTGCATTGCTTTTGCAAGGCTGTGCCATAGGTTTGGAATGATTGCAAGCTAAAGCCATCAATGTCGGTAGAGTCATCTGATGTGCCATTCCACGCCGCCGCCACATAGCCGTCACCGCCAAAATAGGGGTTATCGTTAAATAATTCCCAACTGGTTGCCGCCCAACCTGTGAAATTACACCAGCTTTGCGTGATATTGTTCATCACATATTGTTGCTGCTGACCTGCCTGAATTGGCACATTCATAATCAATTGGTTTTCTTTGGGGTAATACAATAAGCACCACCCAAAATTAT